TGAATAGTCAATGGTGCCATACAAATCATCAAAAACTTTTTCTTGGACAGGAGCTTTATTTTTTGCGTATAACAAAGCATCGGTAGAATTAACTTTACCGTCTTGATTTAAGTCAAATATCATTTTCCCGTCTTGAAGTGGACCTACCCCTCTTTCGTATCCATCAAGGCCCACAGCACCCATAAGAACATCTCTTTCTGTGTAACCTTGAGATAGTAATTCTTCAATAAGTTCTTCAAGGGCTTTATCGTCCACTAGGTCACCTCTAATATGCTGGCAACTACATGTAAACGGTTGGCGGTAGCAGCGGTGACTTTTAGTATCTCACTAGCCTGCACGACAAGAGGTGCTGAAAGTAGTTCTACGGTGGCATTTGCACTAACAGCTTTGGTCTTAAATAGGCTAAATACATCACTACCAGAGGTGATAGTAAGAGTAATTGTATCTGCATTTCCTGAGTCTTCCGATACCAATATAGATTTTACTATACCAGTGGTTAGCGCAGCACAAGTGTACAACGTGGTTACGTTAGTAGTAGACAGGTCTACCTTTGCATTTACAAACGTGTTAGACATTAGCTTAAAAACCAACTAGCAGCGTCAGATTTATCTGATAACACGCTACTACGCAAAGCAGAATCTAACTGATTAAAGTAAATTCGTAATGTATTGTTAAACTGCTCGAAAGAAGCTTGATTATATTCTTTTGGGGGTGAAGGAAGAGCTGGCGCACGAAACGTTAAGTTGTACTGAGTAAAGTCTACTGTAGCCATTACCTTCTCCCATCAGCTCTTATATCTAGTCTAGGACTACCTAACTGCCAAGTAGTTCCAAGTCCAGTTGATTCTATTTTAAAACTTAATTGCCTACCTCGTATGCGTAAAAATACTTGATCTGTAAATTTTTCTACTGGCACGGTTGCTGTTCTTGTTACTGTCCCTTCACTATTACCACCTTCAGATACTGGAGAATTGTAGCCTGATCCTGAATTTTTTAACGGTAATAAAGACATTGTTACCACGGGGCTTTCTGCCGTAGACCCGTCAAAACTTACATCGGGTATCATCTTAGATATAAACATAAATCTATGCCCATCATCTAAATCCTGCTGTGCAGACGTTATGGAAGCAGTTATTGCTGTGGCTGTAGCCGTTTCATTATCATCAACTCCAACTTCGTGTTCCACTATTTTATTATTGCTTGTGGCAGCTACTGGGTTATCTCTTATGCCAGAATCTAGCCATGCAGTCCTAGTAATATTGCCGTAGTACCAGATATTTTCAACATAGTTGTAGATAACATATCTATTAGTTGTTGTACTATCTGCCGATGGATAGAACCACCATACCTCATTGAATGCCTCATTTGTCCCTGCAAATATCTGGGCTACGTTATCAGTATTTATATCTGTAAATATATACTTTTTAACATCGCAACGAAGATTTCTTACAGTGCCATCATACATGTAAAATGTTTCTTTACCCATCCAATAGGTAACATTACTGGCAACTGCCGCTGCATTTTGAGATATAATTGATGTATTTTCTCCAACAATTTGTGCAGCCCATACTATAGGAGCACCAACATATTGCATAGAGTATAAAGAATTATCTGTCCATATTAATATTTCTTGTTTAGTTTGTAGGGCCGCTATTATCTCCGAACCACGCGAAAAACGTAAATCCCCTGCTTGATTTGTAGCTGCTGGTGTCCAATTTGTAGCATCTTCTTGATCCGACCATCGCACTAACATAGGGTCTTGTGTTGATGATCCTACTGGATTAGCACCAAAACAAAACACAAAGCGGTTTATATCTGATATAAGGATAAAATTTTGCACAGTAGGTACACCAGAAGCTCCAGATTCTGCACTTAAAAGGGTAGCCCTTACATTTAGCGCATCACTTTCGGAGGCATCCCAAAAAAATAAAGATCCTCCTCTTGCACCAAATATTAAGTCTTCACCAAAGTTACCTTGGCTCCACAAACGAAGTGCATCAGTGCCTGTAGCACCAATACCCCAAAAACCTTCACCCCAACCCCCTGCACCCCAACCCTCAAGAGGCACTTCCGTTTCGGGACCAACATTTATTTGGTATGCTGCTGATACTGTACCCCCACCAGTGGCACTAGAAGACGCTGCCTCAGAAGCTGTTATGGTATATGTATTACCTGTATTATAAGTTATTTGAAACTCACCATTTAAAGTCAGTCCACCGACAGCAGATGCACTACTAAAAGTAACAAAGTCACCGTCTGTATACCCACCGTTAGCGTCTGTTACTGTGACAGTGGTAGAACCACTAACTGTTTGAAAAGGATTTGATAACGACACAGTGGCCCGTAGAGGTGTGACATCGTAATATGCACCTCCACGTTCTATATAAAACTTTAGATGAGTTCCTACACCTGTGAGTTTTAGACTACCTAGTGTTACCCAAGAATGTAACGATCTAGCAGTTCCTAGAAACGTGTTATCAGATATTCTCTGCCACCCACCTATTTTTTCTGGTGTGCCCTGACGAAATCTTACTTTATCACTTTCATACCAGCCACCCTCACTGGTATAACGAGTATTTTCACGATTAACGCCCGGTTTGAATGCTATTTTTTGTAATGGCATACATCACCTATCTCCAGTCTTTATCCTGAAATAATAATGCTTCTGCTTCTCTACGTCTAACTAAACCCGCAACAACCTTACCACCAGCACGGTTCCAACGTCTAATTTCATCGGGAGCTTCGTCAAATTTACCCTCATTGAGACGAATTAAAAGTGTAGAGGCGTGTAAATTAGTGGGTCCAAGATTGTATGTCCAAGAAACTAAAGCATCAAACTGATTTTGGTTCAATGGTGATTTACCAGCAGAGCCATAAGCAACATCTGGTTTTACCGCATTTGTCACTGCAACCTCAAACTCCTCAAGGTCCTCCACCAACATCTGATCGGCTTCTTCTTGAGTGCAAGTATCGCCTTCTTTCACTCCTCTAGTATGGCCCCAACCGATAGTCCACACTTTTGCAGAGCACTTATAGGCTTCTAGTCTACACCCTTCAAAGTGCTTGATCAGTTCAATACCTTCTTCTGACGTTTTCATAATTCCTTGATCTTCGACACTCTTTTCACTTCTTCCGTCAACAGCTTGCTTACTTTCTTTTCGTCGTAGCCAGAACCATGTGGAAGGCCGTACTCTGAACATAGAAATTTTATTACCCATGACTTTGCGGTTTTATCATGCACAACATTATGTGCGTAGGCTTCAATCTCACACATCAAACGATATTTAGGGTTAAACAAATATCTAATGTAATGCGTCCACGGATTACGTAAAAACTGAATATAATGAATATTTTCGTGCCGCTCAATATATTGACGAGTATTTTCTCCGGCAGCTTCATACCAATCTTTTTTGATAATACTAATTGGGCCGATATTAATTGCAACCATCTTTCTTGGGACTAGCCAATTTGATAAATAAATTTTTGCTTTCGGAGTTTTATTTACAGGCGCTATCATTTTTCTCTACTGACCTTTTGTACTTTTTCAACCGTTCGCATAGCACCCAATCCTAACATACCCATCAAGACGGGCATCATTTGGGAAGTATCGATCATAGGTATGACAATATCTACTTCCGCAACGGCAAGACCAAAATTACCCAAGGGTATCAAAATAAAATTACCTAAGAATCCTAGCCCACACGTCCAGCCTATGAAGGGTCTCCATCCGGCAACGAATAAAGATTTAGAAGCAGCTTCGGTCTTGTTGACTTCAAGTTGTCCTTTTGCAAGCTCTTGAGCATGACGCTCTGCCATTGTTGCAATCTCATGAGCCAAGACCATCTTCTGATCTTTGTCTTCAATAAACTTATCTAAGATTTGAGTAGCTGGACCTATCAATGCCTGTAACATATTATTTCCTTGCCATATACGCGGTTGCACCAAAGTACAAGCCTATCACACTAGCCTGACTTAGAAAAATCATATCACTCATTGCAGACCATGTGCTTAATCGTTCTTCAGGGATAACAAGGGACAGCAATGGGTAGGCAATCATTGAGATCATTGCCACCCACGCCATACGCTTTTGACTGTCTGCTTTCTCTTCACGAAGTTCAAGTTCTGTTATGTCTTTGGACTTTTGTAACTCATCGTCAGTAACAATACCATCACCATCAAGATCGAACTCCGCATACTTAGACAACTTTTCTAACCTTTTCGATATCATCTAAATCCTCGGAAATACAAATTCATGTCTTGCTGTAATCGATAACTATCGACATATCCACAAGTCATATTATTCTGATGTCGCCCTTGGCACACCAAAACTTGACCCGACCTTGGCTCAACTGTCTCTAGCGATGAATACAGTTTTTCCTCATCAGATATACTTGCACAACCAATACTAAAAATTACGCTGCTTAAAACTAAATATTTCATAGAAGCCTCCACATGGCAAAAAAGAT